GTTGTCGAATGGCTGACAAAACTCATCGAAAAGTTTATCAACATGAGTCCAGAAGGACAAAAGCTTGTCATCATGTTTGCAGCTATTGCTGCAGCTGTTGGGCCAGTTCTTCTTATAATCGGTACATTGCTAACAACTTTTGCAAAGCTTAAAATTGCTATACAGTTCTTAGGTCCTGCCTTTATGGGTACAGCTGGAACAATCGGCGCCGTGCTAGGCGTCGTAGCTGCTTTAGGGATTACATTCGGTGTACTTTACATTAAGTCCGAAAAGTTCAGGAACTTTGTAAATAAGCTCGCAGCTGTAGTTGGTGAGTATTTAGGTAAGGCCTTTAAATGGGCAGGTGAGCAGCTCAAAGAGTTTGGACACTGGCTTGAAAAAGTAGGTTCAATGGTTGCTCAGGTAGCTGAGTCGATGTGGAACGGACTTGTCAAACTATTTAAAGATACCGCTCAGTCAGTCGGTATTACTAATATGTCACTAAAGGACTTTATTCATGGTTCACTTGCTAAGTTGTATGACATGCTAGGCGGCATGGGCGGAATAATGAGTATTGCTACAGGATGGCTGACTAAGCTAGGTCTAGGATTTTTAGGAATTACTGGCCCTATTGGGATTGTTATTTCTGCAATTATTTCATTCATTACTGCGTGGGTTCGAACTGGGGAACTGAACTCTAAAGGTATTAATATGGTATTTGACGGAATGGTTGAGCGGATTAATAAGTTCGCTGACGGTATTTCGACATATCTACCTAAAATTGTAGAGTTCGGTGCTCAGTTAATTGTCAAATTAGCTGAAGGAATAGCTAGAGCAATTCCTAATATAGCGTCCTCTGTCGGTAGTGGGATGTCAACTTTTATAGAGTCAATTACTAAAGTTCTTCCTACTATCTTAAATGCCGGAGTGGAAATTGTCAAAGCTTTAGTTCAGGGTATCGGTAAAGTTCTGCCTGCACTTCTTCAAGCAGGTATTCAAATCATGCAAGCACTTTTCAAGGCAATCGTTGACAACCTGCCTCAAATTTTAGCAGCAGGACTTGAAATTTTGAAAGCTCTAGGACAAGCCATAATGGACGCTCTTCCTCAATTACTTCAGGCAGGAGTCGAAATTATCAAAGCTATTGTTCAAGCTGTTACGGAAGCACTTCCTCAGTTGCTAGAAGCCGGGCTTAAAATCCTCAAAGGACTTGTTGACGCGATTGTTGAGAACCTACCTCAGCTTATTCAAGCAGGGATAGAAATCCTCCAAACTATTGTTAAAGCTATTATTGACGCACTTCCTCAGCTCATTGAAGCAGCTATCCAAATTACTTTAGCATTGTTCCAAGCGCTAGTTGATAATGCTCCTAAAATTATTGAAGCCGGTGTACGTTTGCTTATTGGACTTATCGAAGGCTTGACTAATAATATGGACAAGCTAATTGACGGTACAATTAAAATCATTGAGGCTTTATTTAATGCACTCATTGACCACGGTCCTCAACTCATTGAAGCAGGATTTAAGTTAATTCTTGCACTTATCCAAGGTCTTATTCAAGCTATCCCGGAACTGCTCGGCGCCATTGGTAACTTGATTTGGAAGTTATTAGAGAAAATTGGTAGCTTCCTAGGGGACATGGCATACAAGGGATACGAAATGATGGCTAAGTTCATTTACGGACTTGTTAAGGACCCAGGTAAGCCCGTTCGGTTCATGTCCCAATTAGGTTCTAATATTGTTAAAACGATTGGACGTTTTGCTAGTAGCATGCTGACAGCCGGTGTTCAATTAGTGCAAGGTCTTGTTAGAGGTATCGCTTCAATGGTACAAAGTGTTGTAAATGCAGCAGCTAATATGGCGAAAAGTGCCGTTAATGCTGTCAAACGGTTCCTGCATATTAAATCTCCGTCCCGACTGATGGCGCAACAAGGTCGATACTTTGGACAAGGTTTCCAAATTGGTATTGAGGATATGATTAGTGATGTCGCAGGTACAGCTCAAAGCATGGCACAGCAAGCAGCTGAAATGGTCGCAGGAGTTCAACTTCGACTAACGGATAATGGACTAGTTGACCAAGTGAAGGACATTTTCGAACAAGTTCAGGACGCTATTCCGGATACTCTGCCGGCGCCAGAACTGGAACAACTTCAAAAAGCGTCACTGACTCCTACTTCACAGCTGTACACTAATAATGCTCCAGGAGCTACATTAGATTCAGGTCGAAAAGGAACGGAAAACCAAACTAATATTTCTATAGGTACCATCATTGTTAGAAACAATGACGATATTGACAAATTATCACGAGGACTTTATAATAAAAGTAAAGAAACACTCTCCGGTATGGGAGACATTGTTTCTACTTAGAAGGAGAACTAAATGGCTAATCATTCAACTATGTATTTGGACGACAAGGACATCGCAGAACTTGACGCAAAATTACTTGAATATAAGTCATCTACTATGGGGACGCCCAAGGACGGCGGCGTGAAGAACCTCGACGGGATTGACGGTGTATTAGATTCTACATCTACTGCGCTGTCTGCCCTTACGGGGTACTTAACAGTAATGTTCGAAGGTACTACTGAAAAGGAAGTTAATGCTAAATTTAGAAAATTTAAGCAATACATTGCGCAAAAGTCGTTTTGGAAAATGTCCGTTCCTCAGGACGAGAACTTCTTCAAGTATGGTAAATTTGTAGGTCAGGCAGAAATGCCAGATTTGACTGATGTGCCAAGCTACGCTCAGTCAAGTTTGATTGTTAAGCTTAATATCCAGTTCAAAAATGCGTACGAATATAGTAAACTAGCTATCGAGTCTAAAGCTACAGGAAATATAATATCAGTGAGCAATCCAGGTAGACCAACTCGGGACGCAGTAATTACTATTAAGTCAGCTAATCAGTTGTCAGGCTTTGTTAAAATTACAAGCGAAGCTGGTGACGTGATAGAGTTTGGAACAGAGTCAATCATGTTCTATGTCAACTCTACCATTAAGGTCGACTTGGGACGTTTTGAACTGACTAGAATTATGGCTAACAATCAAGTCAATAATATATTTAGCTACATTAAGACAGGTAGATTTTTCAAAATACCTTCAGGCACAAGTTCTATTCAAATTGAATACAAAGCACGTACCGCAGACCAATGGTCTACGCAATTACCATTTTCGGCAGAGATTGAACTTTTGCCGTCGTATTATTAGAGGGAGGATAAATGGAAAGTAACGGACTTATAATGACGCCAATTCCTGATGAATTGCTCTACATATACGACCAAAATTTCAATCCAATCGCCATTATGGCGGATGCGTATGACCGGGAATTTGAGGATGAAAGGATTACTCGGTCAAAGGGTAAGGAAATCCTGACATTTAAAGCAGTCGATACATCTACAGGATTTTCAAGTCTTACAGCGGAGAACCTCGTCAAATTCGGCGAGCGGTGGTACCGTATTAAGTACGCAGAAGATGACCCTTTAGTAAAAGGAATCACTACGTTTACGTGCTACGCTCTTTGGTACGAACTTGCCGAAGGAATGCCAAAACCGCTTCAGGTAATTTCAACTACTGTCTTGCAAGCAGCGCAAAAAATTGTTGAGCCGCTTGGTAAATGGGTCGAACTTTCCGTGGCCGGTGTAGCTCAAGCTATTCCGGTCCGTGGAATGACCTTAAAGGAAAATTCAGCGTTATACAAACTTCGTTATTTAGCTAAGCAGTATAATTTAGAGCTGACTTTTGGATATAAAGAAGTAATTGAAAATGAATTAAGATACGTTAAAACAGTCATTATGCTTCAACCTTACCAAGAGGAACGAGTAGATTTTCCTCTTGTAGTAGAAAACAACTTGAAGCATATTGTTCGCACGGAGGACTCCCGAAATCTTTGTACTGCCTATAAAATTAGCGGTAAGTCTAATGAGGAAGGTAAGGAGTTCACTTTCGCTGACATTAATGAAGGAAATGACTACCTTGTAGATGTGTCGTGGTTCACTGAACGAGGTATGCGTACAAGGATTATTCCTAAATCTAAGCAAGATGACCGCTTTAAAATTAAGCAAAGCATGCTTGACGCAGCTAGAGCTTATTTAGACATTTACTCTAAACCGTTGATAAGTTATGAAGCATCAGCGGTTCTGTATAGCCGCATTCCTAGCTTGCATTCAAGTCAGTTAGTCATTGATGACAGCTACAAGGTAACTGAATGGCGAAAAGTAACGGGACGCAAAATCAATTACGATGATTTGGCAACTTCGACAATCATCTTTGATGACCCTCGTCAAAACCTAATTGACTTGCTTAATGATGACGGTGACGGTATGCTATCGGGGGATAGTAACGAAGACACGCACACGGTTATTAGATTCGCTAACGACGCTACCGGTGCAGGAATGAACTCTAATAGTGGTAAATATATTGGTGTATTAACTACTACAAGACCGGTCGAGGATTTATTACCTAGTGACTTTACTTGGATTAAAATTGAAGGTCCGGAGGGAAGACAAGGTCAACCCGGACTTCCAGGTCGGGATGGAGTTGATGGAAAGCCGGGTAAGGCAGGAACCACTATTATTAGGACTGACGTGGACTATGCTGTCAGTGTATCAGGAACTAGGCACCCGGAGGAAGGGTGGCAAAGTCAAGTTCCTGAACTTATTAAAGGACGCTATATTTGGACACGCATGCAATGGCGCTATTCGGACGGAAATACTGAATACGGCTACTCTGTTAGCTATATTCCGCAAGACGGTCGAAAAGGAGATGACGGACTTCCAGGTAAGGACGGAGTCGGTATAGCTTCGACTAAGGTTCAGTACGCAGCAAGTGAGTCAGGGACTGAGCCTCCTACTAACTGGTTCACTAGTATCGTTCCGGATGTACCTGCAGGTCATTACTTGTGGACTAAAACGACATGGAAGTATACTGACAATTCTGAGGAGTCAGGGTACTCCGTTTCTCGCATGGGCGAACGAGGACCTCAGGGTATTCCGGGGCTTCAAGGAGTTCCTGGAGCAGCAGGTAAGTCCTCTCGTGTTCATATAGCTTACGCAGATAGTGAAAACGGCGCAGGGTTAAGTCTAGTTGACCAAAATAAGAACTATATTGGGATTTATCAAGATTTTGAAGAAGTCGACTCAACTGACCCTACTCGTTACAAGTGGACGAGGTGGAAAGGACAGGACGGCGCGCAAGGGTTGCCCGGTAAAGCAGGAGCTGACGGAAAAACTCCTTATCTTCACTTTGCCTATGCAGACAGCGCAAACGGGACTGTCAATTTTAGTTTAGAACCGCAAAATCAAAGATACCAAGGCTATTATGCAGACTATGCGCAGCAGGACAGTTTAGACCCATCTCGCTATACATGGGTAGACCGACTTGCTAAAGTAGATATAGGAGTTGTCAACTTACTAAGACGCTCAAAAGGACCGTTCCAACCTAATCGCTCTCAAACAGATAACTGGATGAACTACCCTAATTCAACAATTAAGTTGGTAGAGGGAAAGACATACTCAATAAAGGCTACATCTAACGGAACTTTCACTGACCGACATCCTAGCACAGCGGACAAGGTTAATATTCGCTTCCAAGGAAATTTAGGTTGGAAAATGGTTTCAACTGACACGACAGCTTTAGGAAGTACCTTTGTATGGGATAGACCTACAGGAGTCTATGCAATGCGGGTCAACAGTTACGACCCTACGAACTCAAAATACATCGAAAAGATTATGGTTGTTCAGGGTAACGTTCCAATGGACTGGCAACCTGCTCCGGAAGATGTAGAAGAGGATTTGGCGAATAAAGCTCCGGCTCAGCTAACCGCTGAACAGATTAAAGCACTCGAGGAAAAAGCTAAGCTTCATCAAACGCAGCTCGAAGCTAAAATGACAATGACTCAGTTTAGTGAATTTGAAAAAGCGTATAGGGACTATATCGAAAATGCTCAAAAGCAAGCGGCGCAGTCCGAAGCTGACCTAGCAGATGCTGGGCGACGACTAAACGCAGTAGTTCAACAACTAGGAGGGCTCAAAGAGCTTAAAACGTTCATTGACACTTTCATGTCATCTAGTAACGAGGGCTTAGTAATCGGTAGAAATGACGGAACTTCGTCATTTAGAGTAACAAGTGATAGAATATCTATGTACTCAGCTGGGCGCGAAGTAATGTATATCAACCAAGGGTTCATTCACATTAACAACGGGGTATTTATGCGTTCTATTAGGATTGGTAATTTTGTAACAGAGCAGCATCCGCTTGAAACTAATGTAAATGTGTGCAGGTTTGTAGAATAGGAAGGAGCATAATGGTATATATAACAGGACCTACGGTCGACGGTGTAAACCTTCGACTTAAAGTGGATGTCATTTCTACTTCAGTTAGAACGTTGACTAGTGAAGTAAAAATAATGGTGTTCGCGTATTCAGAATTAAACGACCCTATAAAGATTAGCCGCGAGGACGTAGATATATCCATACGAGGAGACCAAGGGCAAGTCACTAAGTCTAAAGGGACGAGCTATTCGGAATACTTACAAGGAAAAGGGAGCGTTCTACTATGGGACGGAACTCAGCGAGTTTCTCATTCTAATAATACAGGTCAAGCTGAGACAAGGTTGCTTATTAGCGCGACATTTAAGACTCCTAAGCCGGGCGGAACACGAACCAATGAAGTAACTCATAGGTTTGAGGTACCTGCATTGGACCTAAGCAAAGGTACAGACACGCCCTGGTTTATATTAGGTAAATACGGAACCTTTGAACTTCCGTCGTTATCTGGAACGATTAGGTCGTATGTAGTTAAGTATGAACTAGGCAAGAAGTCCGGAGTGGTTCAAAAGTATGAAAGAAAAACAATAACTTGGCAACCTCCTATAGAACTGGCGGAAGAGTTCACTGAATCCTATTCCGCAGTAGGTTCGTTTATAATAGAGACCCACGAGATTCAAAACGGACAATGGGTCAAATTGTCGGACAGTAAAATGTCATTCACTGTAGAAATTCCGGATACAATGAGACCTGAGGTAGGAGACATTGTACTGACTGACGAAAATGACGTGGCTCGAGGTCTGCTACCTGCTGAGGTTTTTGTTGCCAGAGTTTCCGAAGTCAGAGTAAATTGCCCTAATATAAAACTCAAGTACGGAGCAACTATTAAGCAGTTCACTGCTAAGATAATAAACAACTCTACTGAAATTCACGACAACGGCGGAACCTTTCCTGCTAATAAATTGTACTCCTCAGGGGGCATAGAAGTCACTGTCACAGATAGTCGAGGAATGACGAGCTGGCCTAGAACAGTATATTACACCGTTCTAAACTACGAGCGACCTTCGATTACGTTCATTGCTTATAGAACGAAGCAGGACGCAAAGAAAATCCAAGTCAGTCGGTATTTTAGAATTTCTCCGCTTATGTATAACGGGAAGCAGTTAAACAAGGCTGTACTAAAATTTAAGTCCGCTCCTTCCGGAACTAATGACTACACAGAAGCTCCAGGACCCGCCAACGGTGAATGGACTACGATATATCAGCTAACTAATAGCGCAGCTAATCTAAGTCCGGACTATCAAGTAAATAAGTCTTTTGACATACGAGCGGAACTTTCTGACATTTTTACGGAAAATGACCCGACTATTAGTGCATATACAGTAGGTCCGGAATTAGTTATCCACGCATACGATAATCAAGGAAGATTCGGCGCGGGGAAAATTCCTGACCACGGCCCGTTTGGTAGTGTTGACATTCAAGGGCGATTTTATTCGCAAGGTGAGCTGGTTCAGCATAAGCAAATTACTGACATCGACGGTACTTCGTTTACACGGTCTAATAATAAGGACGTTTGGGACTTTGACAATTTCAACGATACTGGCGTCTATCACATGCGAGGAACCGACAAACATAATCCGTTAAATAATGACGGAATTTTGGAATGTTGGAAGATGAACAGTGGAACTAATCAAGCTCCTATTCTGTGCTTCCAGCGGTTCACTTCAATGAACGGTAACATTGCTACCCGATATAGCTACGGACCTGAAAAGAACTCTAAGGGCTGGGGTGAGTGGACTTACAGTATGCAATCGAAACAGCTGAAGCCTATTAATAACGACGCCAATAACAGGTGGAAAACAGCTAACTCTTCCATGTACCATTATAAAGTTATTGGTGATGTCGTTTACTTCACATACAACTTTTTAGGTACCGGAGGAAATATGGTACTATACGAATTTCCTCGCGATGTTTTCGTAGCGCCTGAGTCAATGATGTTCGTATGTACTGCTTGGTCAATAGGCGTAGGGCAGGACATTCACTTCCAAATCAATGCAAATTCAGGGCATATTCACGCACTTGGTACCGTTAAGAATAACCGGTACGCAGGAATGCTAATACTAGTTAAGTAAGGAGAAAATATGAAATTAGAATATATTGGTAAGAGCTTAGAATACCTAAATAATGAACCTACAAAGACACGGGTCGTTTTAGGTAATAGTGAAGGAGCTTATTATCCTATGTTTTTCGACAAGGACGCTATTCAGCAAACGGATGCGGAGCTGTTTAAACGAGCCCTGGATGAAATGTATGAGCAAAACTTCTCAGGCCGTGCTGAGAGTGAGAAATTTAATAAAGTAGATGACCGGCTTGTCGCCCAGCAAAAAGCTATTGAGACTACTCAAGAGCTTTTGACTAGGGTGTCAGCTGTTAGTGAAATCCTAGTCGCCCTCGCCATATCCGCACAAGGTGGGATGGAACCAAATGCTTACGCTAAAGTAGCAGCGTTCCTTCCTCCGCTAGTGCAGGACAAACGGTATGTCAATAATGACTTAGTGTCTATGCCCTACCCATACGACACTAACCCGAAATGGCCAAAAGGTACTGCTACATTGCTAAAATTTAGTATGCAGCAGCAAGAAGGGTACACCTATAAAGGTCAAACTGTCGAAGCATTGCTGCAGAGCGGAGTAGCAACGGTCATCTTACCAAAACTAAACTAGAAAGGAGCGCAAATGGGAGAAGCTCAACTTGTTCATTGGCTAGTAACAGTCATTTTGCCTGTAGTCCTTACGGGAGCAACGTTCTACATCTCTGCTCAAAATAAAGCGTCGCAACTTGAACGCCGTCTGACTACTTTGGAAGTAATCAACGGTGAACAAGAAAAAACTATTGCTAGTCACATGCGTCGTTTAGACAAACATGAAGAAGAGCAAAAGACGACATTAAAGTTGGTAGAACGTATCGACTATATGAATGAAAGTATTAAGGAGTTGAAGGGTGATATCGTAGATATCAAAAGTTCACTCGAGAAATTATAGAAGGAGAAACAGAATGAATAAATACGCAAAGAAATTGGCAATTAAAGTGGTTCGCACAATGGCTCAAGCAGCACTCGGTGTTATCGGGTCGTCCGCTTTGTTCACGGAAGTAAATTGGACTGTCGTAGGGTCTACCGTGCTGCTTGCAGGATTCACTTGTGTACTAATGAACCTTTCCGAACTGAAGGAGGAAGAATAAATGGCAGATGTTGCAAGCTGGTTTGAAGCTCGTCGCGGAACTATCACTTATTCCATGACTGGGAGTCGAAATGGAGCTGACGGAACAGGAGACTGTTCCGGGACCATTTCCCAAGCCCTCAAGGATAACGGATTTGCTATTCAAGGGTTACCATCCACCGTAACGCTCGGTGCTCAACTTGCTCGCGTAGGATGGGCTCGTATTAGCATTAATTCCGATTGGAAAGCTCAACGGAATGACATTGTCCAACTGTCTTGGGGAGCTGATATGTCAAGTTCCGGCGGAGCTGGCGGACATGTCGGCGTAATGCTAGACAGCGTCAACTTTATTAGTTGTGACTACTCTACTCAAGGAGCTCCTGGAGGTGCTATTAACACCTATCCATGGGACGATTACTATAACTGGAACCGTCCTGCGTACATTGAAGTATGGCGCTATGTAGGAGGTGACAATAAGCCTGCTACCGAAGTTCCTACGCTTACACGGCAGCCTCATAGCAAAGCCTACTATAAAGCTGATGAAGTTCAATTTGTCAACGGTATTTACCAAATCAAATGTGACTACTTGTGTCCAGTAGGGTTCGATTGGACAGAGAACGGAATCCCGGTATCTCTTGTCAATTGGGTCGATAAAGATGGCAACAACGTAGCTGACGGTGAGGACAAGGACTTTAAAGCGGGTATGTACTTTAGCTTCCAACAAGATGAAGCGCATATCGCTGACACAGGGGACGGCGGCTACTATGCAGGATATTACTTCCGCAAGTTTGAGTTCGGTCAGTTCGGTACTGTCTGGCTGTCTACTTGGGATAAAGACGACCTTGTCAATTACTATGAATAGTTCAGTCAATTTTGACTAGTGACAAATCATAAAAAATACGTTATACTATAGTTGTTCATTGTTTAATACCTCAGGGTAATTAACTACCTAAAAGCGGAGTATTCATTTACTCCGTTTTTTTGATTTTCGGGGGTTGCGTATTACCGTGTAATATGTTATACTTAATTTGTAAATAAAAAAAGCGCAAATGCGCAGGAGGTAAAACATGAAAGTAAATTTCAATGAACTTATAAAAGGGACAATCCTTTTAAACAAACGCAACGGAAAAGAATTTAAAGTAATTACTTTTGATTCAGCTGAGCAAAAACTAGAGATTGAAAACACTCAAACTGAGGAAGTAATTAAAGTGACAGAGGCTACCTACAATCGTTGGTACACAGTGCAGTCCGTTCCGGAAGTTAAGGAACCTAAGGAAAAAGCTAAACCAGTAGTCGCGGGTCCTAAAGTAAGCAAGCGTGCTACTCGTCGTCCTCGTCCAGCTACAAAGGTTGTAGAAACTATTGAAAAGACGGAAGATGTTGAAGTAGTAGAAATTAAGGAAAAACGTATCAAGCAGAAAAGCGGAACACCTAAAGCGGATACTGTTTTAGCCCTTACTAAGCAGTTAGAAGCTCGTATTGCGCAGGACTTCCCTGCCTCTAAACGTGGAGTCACTCAGTCCTTCATCAAGTATTATCACCAATTCAACTTTGTTAAAATTTTCCAAAGTAAGTCTAAGATTCGTATCAATGTATTGTCCCGTGCAATGCCGCAAGAAATGAAACAAAAACTAGACCGAATTGTTCCTGCTTCCTATGGATGGCCTATTGATGGGTTCTTTACTATCCATCGCGAAGAAGACTTGGATACCGCAATGGAGCTGATTGCTTATTCCGCGAAAGGAGCTAAGGGTTGATTAGATTAGAAATCGAACAATCCCGGATGCATAAAAAGGGAAAAAGTATCTATATTACTATTACAGATACGGACGATAGTGAGGAGGAGGAACTGCTAGGTGTCCAGCTCTCCTCACTTCCTAAAATCATAGAAAGAGGGTATAATACCTTCGAAGTACCCATTAGGTATTTTCACGAGGTATTAGACGCGCTTGCTTATTGGGATTTAGAAATTATTGGGGACGTACCTAAGGATGTTCAGGAATACATTGAAAGCCGTAATCGAATTGTTCAAGCTGAGGACCGTCCTTTTGACTTTAAAACACAGCCTTTTCCTCACCAGTTAGAAAGTTTTGAGTACGCTAAGGAACATCCTTGCTTCCTTTTAGGAGATGAACAGGGACTAGGTAAAACTAAGCAAGCTATTGACATTGCTGTTAGCCGTAAGAGTGAGTTTAAACATTGTCTTATAGTATGCTGCGTATCTGGGCTAAAATGGAACTGGGCTAAGGAAGTTGAAATCCACTCAAATGAAACTGCTCACATTATTGGGAGCCGTGTAAATCGAAAAGGTAATTTAACTATCGATGGCGTTAAAAAGCGAGTCAATGACTTATTAGTTGCGCATGACGAGTACTTCCTTATTACTAATATTGAAACGTTACGTGATAAAGCATTCACATCTTATTTAAAAGAATTAACTCGTTCGGGCGAAATTGGTATGGTAGTAGTAGACGAGATTCACAAATGTAAAAACCCTACTAGTCAGCAAGGCAAAGCTTTACATTCATTGAACAGCTTCTATAAGATTGGACTTAGCGGGACTCCACTATTGAACTCCCCTGTCGATACATACAATATCCTAAAGTGGTTAGGAGCTGAGCGACATTCATTTTCTGCTTTTAAGGAAAGGTACTGCGTCCAGGACAATTTTGGTCAAGTAACTGGCTACCGAAACCTAAAGGAGCTTAAAGGTTTAGTCATGGATAACATGCTACGGCGAACGAAGGAACAAGTTTTAGACTTACCTGAAAAAATTAGGTCTGTAGAGTATGTAGACATGAACAAGGAACAAGCTAAGATTTACAACGAAGTTCGCACTAAGCTAATTGAGGATATTGACAAGGTAATGCTAAGTAATAATCCATTGGCTGAAACTATTAGACTTCGACAGGCTACAGGTAACCCTGAAGTACTTACTAGTAAAAGCGTTAAATCCGCAAAGTTCGAACGGGCGCTGGATATTATACAAGAGTGTATAGAAAATAATGAATCCGTCATTGTGTTTAGTAACTGGGAAAAAGTAATTAGTCCGTTTTATGAACAAGCTAAGTCTGTAGCTTCTTGTTATTTAGTAACTGGTGAAACGGAAGATAAGTTCGAAGTTATTGAACAATTTACACAAACTGCAGAGGCTTGCGTTATTTGCGGAACTATTGGTGCACTTGGGACAGGATTTACTCTAACTAAGGCTACTACCGTAATTTTCCTAGACAGTCCTTGGACTAAAGGAGAAAAAGACCAGGCGGAAGACCGGGCTCACCGTATAGGTGCAACATCTACGGTATATATCAGTACGTTAGTATGTAAGAACACAATTGATGAAACAATTGAGGATATTGTAGCTAGTAAGGGCGAAATCGCTGATTATATTGTAGACGGCGTTCCACTTAGGAATAAGCTGTCCAATCTACTGGATACATTATTAAGGAAATAGGAGATTACTATGGCACAAAGTAAACGATATAGTGCGCTTAGGAAGGACACTAAAAGGAGGATTGAAAGCGACAGTAAGCCACTAACTCCTTTAGATTATTGTATAGCTGTTCAGTCACTTAGTGACAGGTATCCAAAGGAGCAACTTTGTCGACTAATTAACTGTACGGAAAAACAATTAAACTGGTTCTTGGAACTGGACAGTTTGCCTAATGAACAACAATGTAAACAAATACGGAGGATACTAGATGAAAATAATTAATGGAGTTAAATACTACCGAATCTCGGAAGTATGTAAAATGGTAGAGCGTAGTCAGACGACTATCTCTCGCGTATGGTACGGCGCCGCAGAGTACGCAAAGGAAAATAATATTCATTTCCCTTTTGTACTACCTAAATTTAGAAATGATTTAGACCAAAAGCGGACACGCTATTGGAGTGAAGAGGGAGTAAATAAACTAATTAAATTTAGGGACTCCCTTATGCCTGGAGATTTGGCGTTCTACAATCGTCATCACATGTGGGGCGAACGTCAGCAGATTGCTAAAGAGCGAAAAGAGTTTAAGCAGCAAATGGAACAGGCAGTAGATACTGACCTCGGTGAATTAATGAAGGAGAAATTTTAATGAGTGAAATTACTAGTGAAAAACAATTTTTAGAGCTACTTCCACAACTGGCTCAAAATAACTATGAATTAGGGGTACTAAATAAGGCTGTTAAAGCTGACAAGGATTTACTTAAAGAATACATGCTTGCGGAAGATATTGAATCCGCTGAAGCGGACGGGTGGCAAGTAACTTGTTCCCAATCCGTCAAGTCTACAATGGACGAAACTATGTTACTAAGCATTATTGAATCCTTAATTAAAGATGCAAAGGGTACGGAAAAGGAAGCTCTTCAAAACCTAATTGTAATGAGGAGTTACTCGAAGACCTTATCTACAATAAGCAATTAGATGCGGAAATTATTAAGCCCGCTGTCGTGGAATCTGTGTCCTATACGCTACGATTTAAAAAGGCTAAGAAGAAGTCCTCTAAATCACGCAAAAATTCTTAATATTTAGTGCCTATTTTCGCGTTTAACGTAGAAAATGGGCACTAGCATTATAAGGAGTATTACATGGTAAGAAAGCGCATAAAATCGCGTACAGCAGTAGGAAGAAATTCTAGTTTAATTTTAAAGGAAATTAAAAATACAACTAGAGGACTGTTTGGGACTTCAGCTAGTTCGTTACCTCAGCGAGACCAAGATTATTTGTTTGTTAGTAAACAACTATCGAACTACTTGAACGAAAAATCGTTCGAAGAAGTGTCCCTAAAACAGGTTAGTCATTTCTTTATAGTTCAATATCGCTACCGTTTTGAAAAGGACTGCATTGATTACAACTGGTTCAATTTTCAAACTACAATGAAAAAACTCCGGGACTACTTAAATGCAGGTAGCTGGATAGAAATAACTTACTTCTTATATACAAGTATTGAAAAAAGTCTGGATAAAGTTTGTCCTAATGTACCAAGTCCAATTACTTTATCTGTATATAAGCGGACATGGCTTATTGAGGAATTACTAGGTGGTAAACAAAAATTTTCCGGTTTCTATTAATTTGGTTGTCAATTTATAGTTTTTTTTCGAACTGGTTAACAAAATTGCTAAATTCCGTGTATATCTAGTAAAAAAGACTTTTTTACAAAGTCCTTTTTACAGCTGCTTTAGAGCAGCTTAGCAAGCTAGATATCTTTCCCGCCCTCGGGTCCATATTATATACACTGAACTATATAGAACTAAATAAATTGTAAAAAAAAATTAAAGGAGAAATGAACATTTTTAGAAAGGATAAACAATGGACGTAAATGAAATATGGCGAAAAAAGGTTCGGCAATTATTAGCTGAATCTGGAGTACCTAAAAAGTACTTTGAACCACAAGAACTAGTTCCTAGAACTGTTGATAGGGAGGCATGGGACTGGTTGAACAATTACCGGGAAAATGTAGTTGAAAATGTTCAAAATGGAAAAAGCATTGTGATTACTAGTCCTATTGTTGGTAATGGTAAAACTAGCTGGGCTATTAGACTTATGCAGCGCTACATTGCAGAAACGGCTCTGGACGGCAGATTAGTAGACAAAGCGGTATTTTGTGTTAGCTCTTCTATGTTAGAGATTTTCGGAGACTTTGGTTACTTCGAAACTAGCATTCAATTTTTTGACTATTTGAACCGACTGAAAAACTGTGACCTACTGGTAATTGATGAAATCGGTTCAGGGCGGGTTACGCAGGTATCCTATAATCATTTTTATGATTTAGTGAATTATCGCGTGGATAATAATCTTGCAACTATTTACACTACTAATTACAATGACGAACAAATTAAGGACGTTTTAGGTGAACGACTTTATAGTCGCATTTACGACATGTCGACTGTGATTGAGTTCAGTGCATCTAATGTTCGAGGATATACAGCAAAGGAGGTAGCTAAATTTGAAAAACGATGAACGGTACATGGTACTAGATATTAATAACGTTCCTATTATTTATCGAAATGTTTTGGGTAACGTAGTAAAGTGCTGCGCAATTAAACCAATAGGCCCTGTTTATGATTTAGATAATTTGCTACTTACTGAGGAAGAAATTAAGCAGTATGATAGCCGGCTATTGGTTTTTGCTTATCGTTATAAGAAAAGAGGTTTTTATGAGTTCACTTTGGAAAAAGCGTTTAACTAATCCTTATGTTACTATCCCTGTCTTAATTTTGGTATGTCTACTATTCGGTTTTTCCTTAGGCTATCGAGCTTCTATGAACCGTAAAGTGGAGGAAGCTCCTAAAGTTCGACCTTACTATATTACGATGGACGAGACCGGTGCATGGTTAGGGGATAGTCCTGGACATAAGTTTTTCCCGTTATACGATGTACAAGGTAATAGATTAGGAGGTAAGTTAAACAATGATTCAGCTACAGGTACTGAATAAAGTCCTACAGGACAAAAGTCTTTCCTTACTAAATAATAACGGTATTACTAGTGAGTACTTTAGTGACTACGGCCCGGAATACGAGTTCATTATTAATCACTTTAAGGAGTATGGTAACGTTCCGGATGATGAAACAGTTTTGGAACATTTTCCAGGATTTGAACTACTTAACATTTTAGAAACCGACCAGTACCTTGTGGATAAGATTAGGGAAGAGCATTTATATGATGCCTTAGTACCTATCCTTACGCAAGCTGCGGAAGATATGCAAACGGATTCAAGTGTAGCTGTATCAAATATCTTACCTAAATTAGAAAACTTAATTCAAAAGTCTAAATTTGTAGGAGGTGTGGACCTTACCAAAGGAGCCTACGACCGTTTTAACTGGGCGATGGACATTGCGGATAAAGCAGGTGACTTGCTAGGAGTGCCTACAGGATTTGAACTTTTGGATGATGTACTGGGCGGAATGCTACCCGGTGAGGAGCTAATCGTCATTGTAGGACGCCCTGGACAAGGTAAGTCCTGGACTTTAGATAAGATGATGGTAAGTGCTTGGCAAAATGAACAATCTGTACTTTTGTACTCCGGTGAAATGAGTGAAATGCAAGTGGGTGCACGTATTGATACTTTACTATCTAATGTTAATATTAATTCGATTACTAAAGGAGTATGGACTGACCGGGAGCTCGAGCGCTATGAAGACCATATCGAAGTTATGCAAGAAAGCAAAACTCCTTTAGTAGTAGTTACTCCAATGATGATTGGAGGACGGAACATGACACCCGCTTTGCTGGATAGTATGATTCAAAAATATAAGCCTAAGGTAGTAGGCATTGACCAGCTATCACTAATGAATGAATCTATACCTAGTAGGGAGCAAAAGCGTATTCAGTACGCTAATATTACGATGGACTTATACAAGTTGTCCGCAAAGTATAGCATTCCTATTGTGTTAAATGTTCAGGCAGGGCGTGCAGCTAAAGAAAGTGCCAACGATACTATTCAACTAGAGCATATCGCTGAAAGTGACGCCGTGGGACAAAATGCTAGTCGAGTTATTACTATGCAGCGGGACGAAGCTAATGGCATTTTACGGCTATCCGTAGTGAAAAATCGGTACGGAGAAGATAATAAAACTATAGAGTACATGTGGGACGTTACAACAGGAACCTACACGCTTATAGGTTTTAAAAATGACGACGAGGACGAAGATAGTTCCAGTTCTAGTCCGGTTACCCTTAAAGCTCGCAATTCCTCTAGCCGTTTGCAAAAGCAAGTAAGTAGGGAAGGAGTGGAAGCATTTTGAAAGTTAATGGACTGTATATTAATGCTACGTGTGAGCAAATTATTCAAAAACTTACTTTTGAACTAGAGCACGATTATGGTCAAACTCTTTTTACACGCACAAAAAGTTTAGGCTCTAATATGCAATTCTCTTGTCCTTTTCACGGTAACGGCATGGAGCGTCATCCCTCTTGTGGTATGAGTAGAGATATAACTTACTCCGGCGGCCGTGTAATTGAAGCAGGTACTGTTCATTGTTTTACTTGTGGATATACAGCAAAGCTAAATGAATTTGTTAGTGACTTGTTCAATCGAAAGGACGGAGGCTTTTACGGTAATCAGTGGCTTAAACGTAATTTTGCCTCCGGAGAAGAACAAGTAAGACCTCTATTAGATTTAGGATTTAATAAAAAGTCCAAAGATACGAAGCCTAGCTATACTACTATTACGGAAGAGGAGCTGGAAAAATACCGTTGGGTTCATCCTTACATGTATGAGCGCAAACTTACGGACGAAATTATCGAACTATTTGATATCGGTTATGACAAGTTACATGATTGTATTACAATGCCAGTCAGGGATATGCAAGGTAACACCGTATTTTTTAATCGGCGGAGTGTAGGACAAAAGTTCCACAAGTACGGCGAAAGTGACCCTAAAACTGAATTTTTATACGGCGCCTACGAAGTCCTTAAATATCGGGATAGGTTTGAAGATAGTTCAAAATTATATGTAACGGAGTCAGCTATAAACTGCCTTACTTTGTGGACGTTAGGTATTCCGGCTGTAGCTCTTATGGGAGTAGGAGGAGGGAACCAGTTTGAGTTACTAAAGAATATGCCCTTTAGGACGATTGTATTAGCACTTGACCCTGATAATGCAGGGGACACGGCGGCGAGGAAAATCCGTAATCGCTTGCGGAATAGCAAGGTCGTTTACTTCCTAAACTACCCGCAAGAGTTCTGGGAAAATAAATGGGATATTAACGATTATCCAAATTTAATAAATTTTAACGATTTAGTCTTGTAATTTATTACACAGTAATATATAATGTAACTATAAAGAAAATTTCTTTTAGGAGAATAAACAATGAACAACCTTACTAATATTTCCAATAAGTTCGTCAGGGATACTGTTGAATGTGTAGGAGCACTCCCTGACGCTCAGTGTTTAGCTCTGTACAATACTGACCCTAACGGCGCATTAGCTGTCCTGTATCGAAGATACGCAGGTATGCTTCATCGCATAGGTCAAAAGTATTTCAGTTTTTCACGCGAAGACGTGGATAGCTTTGTATGGACAACACTAGACAAAGCTCTTAGTACTTTTAACCCTCAAGCTGGAGCAAACTTTGCTACTTATGTTACACGGCTAATGAACAACACAATGCGCAATGAATACCGTGCATTAAAGGTTACTTCTGTACAACGGGATTGGTTTGTGGACGTTCAATGGGAAAGTACTACAGTAGACAGTGAGCAGGAAGTGTACAGCTCGTTTTATAGTCAATCTATAAACGAGGACTGGTCAGCTATCGACATCGCTACGTCCTTACCTACTTTACCACTAACTAAAAATCAGTACGCTTACATTGAATGTATTATTAGTAACGGAGCAGAAATGACGGATGCGCAGGTAGCACGGGAAATTGGAGTTACTCGTGCATCGGTAAAAGCTATTAAAACCTCACTAGCTAAAAAGTTAGATAATTTCTTTTAATGAGGTTTACTAAATGCACCTAAATGGTGTATATTAAGGTATAAGGAAAACTTAAAGAACTTAAAACCTTATAACACTTTAACACTTTTAAGGAGGACCATATATGGGTCGAGTTAGTATTAGCAATTCTGGTTCCTTTAGTTCCGGAAATGCCAATGGATTTTTCAGTTTAGCAGATGACAAAGATTCTGCTGTAGTTACCTTTCTATACGAGGACCCGGATGGAGAGGATATGGATTACTTTGTAGTCCATGAAGCCGAAGTGGATGGTCGGCGCCGGTACGTAAATTGTAACGCGATTGGTGAGGACGGTGAAAGTATTCATCCTGAAAATTGTCCACTTTGCCAAGAGGGTTATCCTCGCGTAGAGAAATTGTTCTTGCAGCTTTACAATGAAAACACTGACCAAGTTGAAACATGGGATAGAGGTCGCAGCTATGTTTCAAAAATTGTAACGCTAATTAATAAATACGGACCTCTTGTAGGACAACCCTTTGAAATTGTTCGCAGTGGTAAAAAGGGCGACCAACGGACTACTTACGAGTTCTTCCCGGAGGAAGCTGACCCGGATGTAACCTTGGATGATTTCCCAGAAAAAAGTGAACTACTAGGAACACTTATTTTAGACCTCGATGAAGAGCAGATGTGGGATGTCGTAGATGGGAAGTTCACTCTGGACGATAACCGAGGACGTTCCGGTTCCCGGTCTAGTGGACCTACTCCTCGCCGAGGCTCCAGTCGTAATTCAGGGTCTAGTTCACGTGACGCTCGTCCTGCGGTATCCCGTCGAGGAGCGGCAGCTACTAGCGGTCCTCGAACTAGAGGTGGTCGGTTCTAATACAGGAAGCAGTAGCTTCCTTTTTATTTACGAAGAAAGGATAACTTATGGCACAAAAAGGTCTGTTCGGTGTACGTCCTAGGGACGGAAGAAAGGGTGACAAGAAAATTCTTTCGCAAAAGCGTAACCGAAAGGATTCAGTAGAACTGACTTATATTAGTGGGGATGCTTTAACTGACGCAGTAGCTCGGGCGCGAACAATGTCAAAGCGCATTTTAAAGGATGTACTACCTAGGTTGGAACTAGTAGATACGGAGGAACGACTGGATGAATATATCGGTAACTGTATTGAAAATGGAGTTGTAGCCCTGGACGTAGAGACCAACGGTAAGGACTCTATTCATGATGATTTAGTAGGTGTGTGTTTATACACGGAAGGAGAAAAGGCTATTTATATCCCACTTAATCATCGCAGTAATTTAACTAAACAACGCATCAAGCAGCAGATTGACCCTAAAGTGATGAAGGAGTTTATCGAAGAAATGATTGAGTGTGGAGTCAAGTTCGTGTATCATTTAGGTAAGTTTGATATTAGCAGTATCTTTTGGCAGCTAGGTATTAGGATGCCTGACCCGCTATGGGATACTTATATAGCATCCAACTTGTTAAATGAAAACGAGCCGCATTCATTAAAACTGCTTCATGCTAAGTATGTACGGGAAGACGAAAATGCAGAAGTAGCTAAATTTAATGACCTGTTCAAAGGTATACCGTTTAGTTTAATACCTACAGATGTAGCTTACATGTACGCAGCCTATGACCCGTTACAGACTTACGAGCTTTACAAGTTCCAGGAGCTTTATCTTACTCCAGGAACGGAGGAGTGCAAATCTTGTAACTTAGAACGTGTAAGTGATGTCTATCAAAATATTGAACTTCCACTTATTAAAGTTTTATTCGATATGGAGTCTTATGGTGTAGCCCTGGACGAGGAAAAACTCGCAGAGATTAAAGCAGAGTTCGAACAAAAGATGGAGGAAGCGGAAGAGCTGTTCAACTACGAAGTAGCTAAGTATGCGCAGGAAATTGAAGATTTGCGTACGATTAACTTTGAACAATATCAAAAGCTTACACTGAACGGAAAAGGGGAAGTCACTGTATCTATTTCTAGTAGCGCACAGCTAGCTATCCTATTTTATGATATTTTAGGACTAAAAAGTAACGACGACAGGAGTCCTAGAGGAACGGGTGTAGACATTGTGGCAGCTTGGGATATTCCTATTGCAAAAGCCCTGCTTCAATATCGTAAATATGCAAAGCTAGTCTCTACTTACATGACACTAGACGAATACTTAGCTAAGCCGGATAATCGAGTACATACTAACTTTAAACAGTATGGAGCTAAGACCGGGCGTATGTCCAGTGAAGGACCTAACTTACAAAATATTCCGTCACGTGGCGAAGGCGCAGTCGTGCGGCAAATCTTTGCAGCTAGTCCAGGTCACTATATCATCGGCAGTGACTATTCTCAGCAGGAACCTCGTTCCCTTGCGGAGTTAAGTGGTGACCAAAATATGATTCACGCTTACGAACAAAACTTGGACTTATACGCTGTAATTGGTTCGAAATTGTATCACACTGAATATGAAAACTGCTTGGAGTTTAATTCAGACGGGACTACTAACCCGGAAGGAAAGAAACGCCGTAACAATGTGAAGTCCGTTCTTTTAGGACTGATGTACGGTCGAGGCGCTGCGAGTATTGCCGAGCAAATGAATGTAAGTGTTAGGGAAGCCTCTAAGGTTATGGAGGACTTTTTCAAACAGTTCCCTAAAGTTGCTGACTACATTGTTTTTGTTCAACAGCACGCGATTGATTATGGTTATACGGAAACTGCTATGGGACGCAGAAGACGATTGCCGGACATGAGCTTACCGCAGTATACGTTTGAGTACGTGGACGCTAGCAAAAATGAAAACTTTGACCCGCTAGATTTCGATGGTGAAGCTGATGGGTCTACTGAAGTTCCGGAATATATCGTGGAACAGTACTGGGCCGAATTAGACCGGGCTTGGGGTTTTAAAAAGCGTAATGAAATTAAAGCACGTGCTTTGGAGGAAGGAATTAAGATTCACGACAACGGCGGTAAGATAGCGGATGCAGAACGACAATGTTTGAACTCCGTTATTCAAGGAACTGCCGCTGACATGACTAAGTATGCTATGATTAAAGTACATAACGACCCAGAACTGAAAAAATTAGGGTTCCACTTAATGATTCCAGTACACGACGAGTTATTAGGTGAGATACCTAAGGAAAACGCAAAACGAGGAGCGCAGCGACTTACTGAGGTTATGATTGAAGCAGCTAAGGATATTATTAGCTTACCTATGAAGTGTGACCCAAGTATTGTTGAGCGGTGGTACGGACAAGAAATTGAACTATAGAAAAGGAAAAATATTATAATGAAAAAATTTGTAAACATTTATACAGTTCTCTATTTACTAGTAGGTATTTTAGGGACATTAGTTACAGTATGGTTTACTCCAATTACTGTAGGACCTATTACTATCCCGCCGTCAAGCTGGTTGATGGGATTTTCGTTCCTGCTTATTACACTTATTCAGGACGCTTACGGTTCTAAAGTCTCCGGCCGGATGATTTGGATTCTATTAGCAGTAACAGCTTTAATATGTGTACTTTTGAATTATACCTTAATGCTTGTTCTTGCAAGCGGTGTCGCGTTCGTAGTAGGTCAATTTACTACTAAGACGCTATATACTTTTGGAACTTCTCGTACAGCTAGTTCCATGGTAGGCTCCGTCGTCGATGTAGGGATTTGGGTATTTTTAGGTTTAAGTCCTATTGGAGTAGGTACTGTTCCTTGGGAACGATTTTTCCAAGCTGTTTTAGGACAAGTACTTGTTCAGTTAATCCTACAAGGCATTGCAGGTAAATTATATGATAAATATTTTAAATAGGAGCAGGATTGCTCTTATTTTTTTATCTAGTAAACAAAATCGTGAAATTTGGTGTATAATAAAGTATAGAGATTTTCAATTCGTTTGACCTCTATACAATAAAAATAAACGGAGGATACCATGAAAACATTAGTCTTACTGAGTGGAGGAATAGACTCCACAACCTGTCTAGCAATGATGGTTAGAGCTTACGGCGCTGAAAATGTAGAAGCTGTTTCCTTTAGTTACGGACAGAAGCATATTAAAGAGCTAGAATGTGCTCAAGCTATTGCTAACTATTACGAAGTCAAGCATACTGTCCTAACTATCGATAGTCAAGTGTTTGCAGCTTCCAGTTCTACACTTATCCAAGGACACGGCGAAATGAACCACGGTAAAACTTACGCAGACATTCAAGCTGAAAGTCCTGGCGAAGTGGATACCTATGTACCTTTTAGGAACGGTTTAATGCTGTCACAAGCTGCCGCACTTGCATACTCTATAGGTGCCTATAAAATTGTATACGGAGCTCACAGCGATGACGCTGCAGGAGGAGCTTACCCGGATTGTACACCTGATTTTTACGAAGCAATGAACGAAGCTATCTTCCAGGGTACGGGTGAAAAGGTTCGACTAGACGCTCCATTACTTACCCTTAACAAGTCCCAAGTTGTTAAACAAGGTCTTGCAATGCATGCTCCTTATCACCTAACTCGTTCCTGCTACGAGGAAGATTCAGTTTCTTGTGGCACGTGTGCAACTTGTATTGACCGCTTAGCAGCGTTTAGAACTAACCACGTTTTAGACCCTATTCCTTATAAATGATTTATTTTCAAAAAAAAAGTTCAATTATTTTTCAAAAAGGGGTTGCGTATTACCGGGTAATATGTTATACTTAACTTGTAAGTAAAACAAAAGAAAAAAGAAAAGGAGAACTTACAATGAAAAAACTGAACCATAAGGAAAAATTTGTCGCAATGCAGTACGCATGCATTTCACTAATCGTCGTGTTCCTTATCACGCTTGTAGGCTGCTGGTACCTGGAGTCTCGTATCGCTCGACTAGAGTTTGAAAACGAGCGTCAGGAGTATGTTATCGGACGACTAAAACAGCTTACTAAGCGCGAAGAAAAGAAAGAACTTGACGAGTTCTACAAAGTAGTAGCTTACAAAATGCGTAACGGTAACTAACATTATTAGGAGAAAACAACAATGAACAATGCTAAACTTATCAAACTTGGACTTGGGACTGCTTTATTAGCTGCGAGCTTTATTGCTCAAACAGCTTTAGCTGATGTAACTAAACAGGGTACTGAACTAATTGCTACGGACCCGCAGGTTACTGTCACTAAAAAGGAAGAAGATTCAATTTGGTCGGATGTCAACGTAAACATCAAAACTGACATCCCTGATGAAGTCACTATTAATGAGGGGGACAAAATGACGTTCAACATTCCAGAAGAGCTGAATCTGGAAACGTCATACAACTTCCCTGTCTACAATGAAACTGGTGAAACTGAAGTAGGTACTGCTGACGTAAAAGCTAACGAGCGCACGGTGACGACGACTTTCAACAATTACTTTGAAGAGCATCCGCTCGACAAGTCAATTAGTTTGAACTTTATGACGAAAATCAATCGTGAAATCGTGCAGGAAAATACCAAGCGTAATATCTCATTTAACGGTACAGTGGTCGAAATCAACGCAGGTTCAAAGGGAACTATCAATCCTAATGAAGAATTGTATAAGTACGGTTACCAAGACCGCGCTGACCAAAATGTCGTGCATTGGGTTGCTAGGCTTAATTATAAGCGCCAAGAAATGGTCAATGTAGATATTAGTGATACATGGTCAAGTGACCAGGATTACATCGAAGGTAGTCTTATTTACTCTTATGTAAATGATGTCGACCCTTGGGTGTATGATAGTCCAGCTACGCAAGCCTTGCAAAATACAAAATTCCACAAAAACGGGTTCACTACTCATATTGACAAGATTCCTGGAAAGATTTTGATGGTTGAGTACAAGACACGTCTTCGTTCGCTTGAATATAATCCTACTAACTTATTCACCGCAAGCTGGAATGGCGAATTTGTTAGTCACGAGGCTGAGACTAAACTGTATGACGGAAACGGCAAGGCAACTGGTAAGTCCTGTCCTAAATGGGAAATTCCAAACGAAGCTCCTATTTTAGACAAGCCTGAAATTGACTTGAACGATATTCCACTACTTCCTCCGGCTCCTATCCTTGAGAAGCCTGAGTTGAATATCAAGGATATCCCTGTCCTTCCGCCAGCTCCGGTACTGGAAAAGCCCGAGCTGAAAATTCCAGAAGAGCCTGAAAAGCCTTCAACGCCTCCTAGCGTTGAAAAGGAACCTGCTAAGGTTGTTGAAGCTGTAGTACAGAGGCAAGTGCAGGAGCTTCCTAAAACCGGTGAAGACCGGACAGTGTTCTTGTCAGTCATTGGCGTAGTAGCTATCATTGGATTAGGATTCTGGATGCAAGACCGCGGAGGGCGTAAATGAACAAACACGAAATAATTAGAATATTCAAAGATGTTCAAAAATCAGGTATTAATAAAGTATCACCTAATACTGTACTTAGTTATCTCGACCAGCTCCATGAGCCTGGTCAGGTAATTGTACCTAAGCGCGTGCATGAGTTTATCAAGGACATGGTCAATCGAAAAGTGGACTTGATTCGGGCGCTAAACTTGTTCCTTGTTGACACGGAACATCGCGAATGGATTGAACAAGGAAATAATCAGGAACTGTTCGCCTGCGGTTATATGTTCGGCAGCAAATCTGAGGAATCAGCTAAGTATTTAGTTCGAGTCAAAAATGCTGGCGCGGAAAATAACTACCTGAATTGTTACCTAAGCCTAAATGAATGGGGATTTAGTAATTCTAATGAAACTAGTAATTATCGAACCTATCACACACGCGAGCAGCTAGATGAAGCAGGATTTGGATGGGTATTTAATTGCCCCGGAATTGAATGTATTGAAAAGGAGAATGAATGAGAGTTTGCAAACAATTTAGCTTTGATGCAAGTCATCAGCTAGTCGGTCACTTTGGAAAATGTGCTAACTTACATGGGCACACTTACAAAGTGGAAGTCAGCTTGGCAGGTGATACTGTCAAGGAAGGAAGCAGCGCAGGGATGGTCGTTGATTTTTACCACGTCAAAAAGTACGCAGGTGAAATCATTGACCGACTTGACCACGCTGTATTACTAAAAGGAGATGAACCTATTTCACAAGCAAATGTCGTTAATACGAAGCGCGTTTACTTTGGATTTAGAACTACAGCGGAAAACATGGCTAAGTTTCTAACGTGGGCGCTAGGTGTATTGATGCAGCCTTACGGACGCATTGATACTATTAGACTATGGGAAACACCTACTAGCTATGCTGAGTGCGATTTCTATGAAATTTTTAGTGACGAAGAGGTCGCGACCTATCAAAACGTCACTTTTGTCGACGGTGATGAAAAAGTGACACTAAAGGAGATTATAGATGGTCAACGCTTATAATCAACCTGAACGTGGAAATATTAAAATTAACGTTCGGCAGAAAGATGTCATGCCTGTAATGGAAATCTTTGGTCCTACTATCCAAGGTGAAGGAATGGTAATTGGTCAAAAGACAATCTTTATACGTACTGGTGGATGTGACTATCACTGTAACTGGTGCGACTCTGCTTTTACGTGGAACGGGACGACTGAACCTGAATATATTTCCGGCAAGGAAGCAGCAGCTAGAATTTTGAAATTAGCTTTCAATGAAAAGGGTCAGCAAATTTGTAACCATGTTACTTTAACAGGTGGTAACCCTGCGCTTATTAACGAGCCGATGGCCGAGATGATTGCAGAGCTAAAAAAGCATGGGTTCAAATTCGGTCTGGAGACCCAAGGAACTCGCTTCCAGGAATGGTTTAAGGAAGTAAGTGACATTACTCTTAGTCCTAAACCGCCGTCAAGTGGAATGCGGACTAATATGAAAATTCTCGATAAGATAATTGACCGCATGAACGAAGAAGGACTTGACTGGTCTTTTAAAATCGTAATTTTCGACGACGTAGATTTAGCCTTTGCTCGAAACATGTTTACAGAGTTTAAGGACAAGATGCGTCCAGTCAATTACTTGTCAGTTGGAAATGCTAACGCCTACGAAGAAGGTAGCATTTCAGGTCGACTTTTAGAAAAGCTAGGCTGGCTATGGGATAGAGTATTTGAAGACCCTGCGTTTAATGACGTTCGTCCTTTGCCTCAGCTTCACACACTTGTATATGATAACTTGAGAGGAGTATAAATGGATTTTAATCAACTATCAAAAGTAGCAAACATTTTAGGAATGCCGTCAGCGAGTTCGCTAAGCATTGATTCTAGTAGGAAGCTAGAGGATGCAGAAATTGCTCTTCGCGACCTATTTGACGTATTAGGTGAAAATGCGGGACGTGACGGGCTACAAGAAACACCGTTCCGCTTTATTAAAGCACTTGCTGAACATACTGTCGGGTACAGGGAAAACCCTGCTAAACACTTGGAAAAGACCTTTGACGTAGACCATCAGGACCTTGTACTTGTTAAGGATATCCCGTTCAATTCCCTTTGTGAGCATCACTTAGCGCCGTTTGTAGGAAAGGTTCATATTGCCTACATCCCTAGTAACAAAATTACCGGGCTGTCTAAGTTTGGCCGTGTAGTGGAAGGCTATGCTAAACGGTTACAGGTTCAGGAGCGACTGACTCAGCAAATCGCGGACGCTATTGAAACAGTTTTGAAGCCACAGGCTGTTGCAGTTATTGTCGAAGCGGAGCATACCTGCATGAGTGGGCGCGGCATTAAGAAGCATGGAGCAAGTACTGTTACTTCAACCATGCGTGGATTGTTTAAGGAAAACGCTTCTGCGCGAGCAGAGTTACTTCAATTAGTTAAAGGTTAAGGAGATTATATGAAAGCATTTAAACGTAAAAAACTAGTCAGTGAGTTGCAACTTATCCTCACGCTGCTGTTTGTAGTAGCATTAGTAGTAAGTAATATTATTACAAGTAAACAAGTTTTACTGCCTTTTAATATTACTATGACTGGAGCCGTGTTCGTGTTCCCTATTACCTACATTCTGTCCGACCTTGTGTCCGAGGTTTACGGCTACCGATGGAGCCGTTTGACTTGCTACTTCGGTTTCGCAGCTAACCTCTTCGCAGCTCTTGTCTTTAGTGCCGTTATTCAAAGTCCTGCGCCGAGCTACTGGCAAAATCAGGAAGCGTTCCAAACCGTGCTAGGAAGTACCCCTCGCGTACTCGCTGCTTCACTTCTTGCGTTCGTTATAGGGGACTTTGTAAACGACCGAATTTTCGCTAAAATGAAACGTAAATACCCTGATTCAATTAAAGGATTTGGAACTCGTGCAATCTTTTCCAGTCTTATGGGGGAACTAGTGGATAGCCTTGTGTTCTTACCATTAGCGTTTTGGGGACTAATGCCAGTCGAAACTCTAATTATAATGACTATTAGTCAGGTAGCTATTAAGACAGGGTACGAACTAGTTATCCTTCCATTTACTACCCTTGCCGTTAAACTTGTAAGTCGATATGAAAGCAGAAAGGTCGAAAATGAGTATTGATTTATATTTCGCAGGAGGTTGCGCGAGTAGGATAGAGGACTTTCTATTAGCTCATAACAGCAACCGACTATTTACTCAAAAATACGAACGCAACACGACGGGAAAATTATGGATTGGTTATGCAGATAATCATCCTGATTTTACTGGAAAATTATTCGTTGACTCTAGCGCTTACGGTGCTTGGACAAGGAACGTTGACATTGATTTAGATGACTATATTAATTATCTAAATGAAAACGATGGTCGATTTTCTGTCATTGCTTCACTTGATGTTATTCCTGCGAGTAAGGGGGAGTTTGCTACACGTCAGCAGGTAATCGACGCAAGTGAACAATCTTGGGATAATTATCTTTATATGTATGATAAAGTCTGGGATAAGGATAAAGTTATTCCTGTTTTCCATATTGGAGAACCCTGGAGTTACTTAGAGAAAATCCTAGCTTATCGTCATCCAGACGGCTCTAAAGTTCAATATATGGGACTCGGTGGGCTTGTAGGTACTCACAGGAACGACCGAATGAAATTTATGTCCCAAGTTTTCGAACGTATTAAGAAGAGCTCTAATCCGGAAATTAAAGTTCATGGATTTGGAGTAACGGACTTACTTTTACTTACCCAATTTCCGTTCACTTCTGCTGACTCTACTTCCGCAATTATTACAGGAGCAATGGGGAACATAATGACGCCCTACGGTATTGTTAGTTTTGCTCGTAAACATGGAGGCGCTGAAACTTTCTACCAGCTAGGTAAGCCTATACAGGATAGCATCTTACAGCTTATTGAAGAGTCTGGACTAGGATTTACAATTGAGGAACTGGCAGAAAATTACATTGCTCGGGAGTTAATTAATTGTCAGTATTTACTTGACTGGGCTAAGTCTTATAAGTACACTCCACCCAAGCACAAACAGAACCGCTTATTTTAGTAAAATAAGGACTTATTTAAAAATAAGTCCTTTTTCTGTTTACAAAATTCAGTGATTTGGTGTATATTAAAGTGTAAACTTTAAACTATAGGAGGCTCCTTATGGGCATTAAATTTAAGACTCAAACGCTTATGAATGTAGTAGGTCAGTTGAATCGACTATCCGCAAGTAAGCTACTGGAAATTACCCGTTATTGGTACATCCAAGGATACGACGGTGTAGTTACTTTTACAGGATATGATGGTTCCAACTGGCTGCGATATACTTTAGAAGCTGACGGCGAAATCGACGTTATTATCAAAGCTGACCAGTTCGGTAAGCTAATTGAAAAAACTACTGTAGACACCGTAACTCTTACACCCAAGGACGAGTACTTAGAGGTCAAAGGTAACGGTACCTATAAAGTCGATATTGTTACTGGCGACGAAGTGTATCCGTCCTTTGACGAAAAGCTACCTGAAGATTTAGATGAAAGTGAGGCTAAACTTTTAAAATCTTCATTATTTTACAATGTAGCTAATGTTAATGATTCCGCAGTATCAAAAAGTAATGCTGACGGAGTATACACAGGTTATTTATTAGACCACGACCGTGCTATCACTTCGGACATTATTCGGATATGTTTGAACCCTATTTCGGACATTGGGACTAAATTACTAATCCCTGCGCCACTTATGCGCCTACTGTCGTCTATTACGGAAGACAAGCTTTATCTGTGGACATTCGAAGATGACTACATTTACGTATCTACTTCGAACATTGAAATCTATGGACGTACTATGGAAGGTATAGAAGACTATCAAGATATGAGTATCATGGACGAGCAGGAGTTCGAAGGCTCTTGTACGTTACCAACGGCAGAAATTCAAAGCATCCTGGAGCGTCTAACATTGTTTATGACCGCTTTCGACAAGGGTACTGTTAGTTTAGACTTTGGCCCTAAGCAGCTTGCTCTTATTACTACTAAAGGTTCAAAGGAACTTGTTAAGTATGTCAGCGTAAGTCACGGAGCGGACTTCACTTGCAACATTAATAGCTTACTGCTGCGGGACATTTTAGCTACTGTAAGTGACGAACACTTTAACCTTTATTATGGTAATGAGCTTTGCCTTAAAATTGAAGCTAATGGCGTAGTGTATTACTTAGCTACTCAGGAAGAGAGTGATGCAGAATGAGTAATAAGCTATCCCGCATAGCTAAAATGGTGGCAGTAGAAAAAGTGAATGAGCCTGCTAACAATTTTGTAGAAAGGTTCACTCATGCTATTGAAACTACGCAAGCGCCTTACACTCCGTCGACTTATTATAAGCCTAGCGGAGTAGGAGGCTGCATTCGGAAAATGTACTTTGAACGTACTGGTCAAGCTCTGCAAGATAACGCAAGCTACAATCTTATTGCAATGGGCGAAGCAGGTACATTTAGGCATGAGGTATTACAAGAGTACATGGTTAAGTTATCTAAAACTGACCCGGACTTTGAATGGTTAGATGTGGCGCAGTATTTAGAGCAGCATCCAGTCGAAGGAACAATCGTCGACAAAAATTTCGTAAAAAATGAGTATGAGACAAAATGTAAGAACGAGCTTCTTCAGTTGTCGTTCCTATGTGATGGCCTTGTAATATGGCAAGGGAAAACGTACATCATGGAAATTAAGACGGAGACTATGTTCAAGTTCAATAAGCATACGGAGCCTTACGAGGAGCATAAGATGCAAGCTACTTGCTATGGTATGTGCTTAGGAGTGGATGATGTACTGTTCCTGTATGAAAACCGTGATAACTTTGAAAAGAAAGCATATACTTATCATATTACTGACGCTATGAAGGAGCAGGTACTGGACAAGCTAGTTACTTGTGAGGAGTATGTAGAACGAGGTGAAAGTCCTAAAATATACTGCTCGTCTAACTATTGTCCTTACTGTAGAAAGGAAGGGCGCATGCTATGAGTTATACTGGCAAAATGTTTGAGCAGGATTTCTTTTCTAGTTGGAAGTCATGTCCTGACGGAACTCACTTAACTAGGCTATACGACACGACAAACGGATTCCAGGGTATTCAAAATCCATGTGACTTTATTTTAGCTTGTGAAGTAGGTACGGTCTATTTAGAACTGAAAGCTACTAAGCAGGCATCACTTAGTTTCAGTAATGTAAGTGACCATCAGTGGCAAAGTTTACTGGAAGCTGATACAAGTGATTACGCTATAGGAGGCTTACTTGTTTTCTTCTACGAAAAGCAGTTACTTAGGTGGTATCCTATCCGTCAGCTAGAGGAATTACGTAAAGCAGGAGCTAAGAGCATCAATCCTGACAAGCTTCCTAATGTAGGGTACCCTGTTAAATTTTACGGTAAGCGGGTTAGGTGTACTTTTGATATTTACTCGCTTATAGAAGCAATACAGCTTCATTCAAAGGAGGCCTTAAATGTCAAACAAACCTAAACTTCCTAAAATAGATATCCGTGAGCACGAGATTAGGGAAGCTAAGGTTACGGCCGATAGTTATGGGGATATTGTTAATCGAGTAGTTGACGAGGTAGTAGAGAGTGCTTGCAATGTACTGGATGTTACTATTAGTGAAATTCAGGAGCTGTTAGCGCTCGATACGCCGCCTATAGCGGACTTAAACTATTTCATAGGGTATTTACCGACGGCTATGTACTTCGTAGCAGACAGAGCGGAATTTGTAGGAATACAAATGGATTCAAGCTCGGCTATCCGTCGCGAAAAGTATGACGAGTTATATGCACTTGCTGCTGGGAAAACTATTCCTGACAAGGAAGCAGAGACTCGCAAGCTAGTGATGAATGAAACTGTCGTAGAGGCTGCCTATAAAAGAGCATACCGAAAAGTTCAATCGAAATTGGAGCAAGCTGACAAAGTGCTTGCATCCCTAAAACGTATTCAGCAATGGCAATTAGCTGAGCTGGAGACTACATCAAGAAATTCTGGAGGAATAACATTAAATGCAAGAAATTCGCGTAAAAGCAATCGACAAGAAACTTGACCCGCTTAGATTTACAGGGGACTGGGTAGATGTGCGTATTAGTTCTGTAATGTATTTAGACGCAGTTCGCTCACCTGAGCAATTTACGGAACGAGCAATTGAGTCACAGCTAAAATATAGCCGTCAGTCCTTGCAGACAACTCAAGTAATCAGTATCCCTGCTGGACATTCCATTAAGGTAGCGCACGGATTTGCTTTAGAGCTTCCTAAGGGCTACGAAGCTATTTTACACCCTCGGTCAAGTCTATTTAAGAAAACTGGGCTAGTCTTTGTATCTAGCGGAGTTATTGACGAAGGTTACAACGGGGACAATGATGAATGGTTCTCTGTTTGGTATGCTACTAAGGATACTGATTTGTATTACGACCAGCGAATTGCTCAATTCCGTATCCAGGAAAAGCAGCCTAAGTTGAAATTTGACTATGTAGATACTCTGGGTAACGATGACCGAGGAGGTCATGGAAGTACAGGTGATTTCTAATGAAGCTTGAGCAAATTATGAAAGACTGGAACAAGGACTCCAAAGCTCTTGTAGCTGTACACGGGTTAGAAAGGGAAAACCTACCTAGGATTCCCTTTTCTACTCCTATAATGAACTATCAAACCTATGGCGGTTTACCTCGTAAAAGGGTAATTGAGTTCTTTGGGCCGGAGTCTAGCGGTAAGACCACGTCAGCGCTGGACATTGTTAAAAATGCGCAGTATATTTTCCAAGAGGAATGGGAGCAGTTGCAGGAAGATTTGAATGCTCAACTAGAGGAGCTTCAAAACGCAAAAGGTTCGAACAAGACTAAAATCAAGGAAATTCAAATGCGCTTGGACGCTCATAAGGAGCCGCTGAAAATTGTGTACCTTGATTTAGAGAACACCTTGGACACGGACTGGGCTAAGAAATTAGGCGTTGACGTGGATAACCTTTGGATTGTACGTCCGGAACATAACTCTGCAGAAGAAATCTTACAGTACGTTATTGACATGTATGACACAGGCGAAGTAGGACTTATCGTTTTAGACTCGCTTCCTTATATGGTTAGTCAAAACCTACTGGACGAGGAACTAACTAAAAAAGCTTACGCAGGTATTTCCGCACCGTTGACGGAGTTCAGTAGGAAGGTAACGCCCTATCTAACTAAGTACAATGCTATTTTCTTAGGTATCAATCAAATCCGAGAAGACCTAAATAGCATGTATTCCACATACTCAACCCCGGGCGGTAAGATGTGGAAGCACGCTTGCGCTGTTCGTATCAAGTTCCGCAAAGGAGATTTTATTGACGAAAAGGGCGAAAAAGTGAACCGTTCTGCTCGTAACCCGGCTGGTAACATGGTGGAAGCTTTTGTAGAAAAGACCAAGGCATTTAAGCCAGACCGTAAACTAGTTCAGTATACTTTATCTTACCACGAAGGTATTCAAGTAGAAAGTGACCTAGTAGATGTAGCTATCGAATATGGGTTTGTTAGTAAGACAGGCGCATGGTTCAGTATTTTAGACCCTGACACGGGAGAACTTCTCCAGGACGCAAACGGAGACGATTTGAAATTTCAAGGTAAAGCTAAAATTGTAGACCGTTTGCGTGAGGATGACCAAGTATTCGATGACTTAATGACTTGCGTACACGAGGCTATTTCTTACGAGGAACAATAGCATGGTTCAACGAACATTATTTTCGCGACCTAGTGGTCCCAAAGTTTCAAAACCTATTAGACCACGGTCTGTTAGGAGGATAGACTCTAAAATCCTGGAGTTAATAAACCGCAGAGAGCGTCAAATTTTAGTTCATTCAAACCTCTACTATCGTCAAAACGTCAATCTTATTACGGACGGACAGTATGACAGATGGAGTCACGAACTTTATGAACTTATCCAAGCTCACCCAAATGAATTTAGAAAATCCGCATGGTACAAGGATTTTCGAACATTCGATGGTAATACAGGTATGGGTCTTCCTTATACAGACCCTTGGGTGGAAGGTACCGCTAACCACTTATTGAAAATATCAGGAGGAAATTTAACTTGA